GTGATGCATAGTCTTGAAAATCTTTATACATCTGTTCTACGAGCGAAGTGGTAGGAACAATAATCAACTGCTTACGACCAAACTGTTGATGATAACGCATTAACAGATAGATGATGAGCGACTTACCAGATGCGGTAGGTGATAGTAGCAGTGTGCGACCGATACGAATAGCATATTTAACCGCTTCTAACTGGTAGTCTCTTGTCTCAATTGGCTTATCTTGGCTATGTAAGTTCAAAGATTCCGCAAACTTCTGCACATCTTTCATAGTAACTGGATCACCAATGCGTTCCATGTCAACGTCTACGGTGTAGTCAAGTCGCTCGGCAAACTCTCTGAGATAAGGTAGAAGACCAACGTATAGTTCTTTTGTCCATATATTGAACAGTCTGGCTTTACCGTCCCATAGTTTAGCACGATACGTTGGCATGAAACGTGCGCCCGGGACTTCAAAAGTGAAGTAATCATTTATTTCTTGTGCAATACCTGGGTCACAATCGACCTTCAGATGCACCTCATTTTTCTTGGAAACTTTTAGATCACTCACATCAATCCGTTTGTAAATTTAGTCCACTCAATGGCATTCTTAATATCCCATGTTCTACTATTTAGTGAGCGTATAATTTGCTCTAATTGGTAGAGTAAGGCTTTAACATATTCTACTTTGTCCATAGCTCGAATGATATCTTCATCACAGTTGATGCGGTCTTCCATATCATGCTTCAATGGCTTTAGGCCTTGATACTGGTTCCAGCCCTTATCTTGTAGTTCATCTAGGGTCATTTCACCTCGAAAGTATTTTGCTTTATCGCGGCGCAAACGATAGTAATCTGCTTCTGCTTTTCGCAGTTGCAGTTTAGTATTTGAAAGAATATTCAAATACTTTGCATGTAATTCTGGTGTTTTAGTAGATTCTCTGCCTAGATTTAACTCATCTATTTTAGAATCGCTTGTCCACATTTCTTGGACTTCTGATAATTTCATAATATAACCTCAATAGTTATTGAATAAACTTATACATCGTATATTTAAAAGTGACTTGTGCTGTAAGATACTGGACATTACCATCACTGATATCAAATTCCAGTCCTTGCAAAGTTGTTGGATAACAATCAATGAATTTAATTTCCATCGCTTTATTTAGATCGGAATCTAGAACAACTAATGTTCCATCAGAATAATCACCAGAGCTACTAAAGCCTTTTTCGGTTCCGCCTCTGGCTTGTTTGAATTCTTTATACTGGTTACGCTCTTCTGGAAAGCCTAGACCAATTAGCCAATCGTGTAACTCAATATAGTTTTGGAAGTTTTCTTGAACGATAAACTTTATGGTCAATTCATCATACGTAAGATTGGTACCAGGAACAGTGAAGTCTACCAATGGGTTAGCAATATATGCGTTACCGATTGACAACGCAGGTATGTTTGCCGACTGACAAAAGAACGATACATTAGGAAGCGTATCAATATTAAACTGAAAACCATTTGGCCTCAGATAATTTAAAGTATCCGGTGTATCTAAAATTCGCCTTGACATATCTTTCTCCGTCTATTATTTATAACGAAAAAGGGGAGAGCATTTCTGCTCCCCCCAGTTTTTTGCAACCCTTCCTCTAATGGGAAGGTATCGATTACATAAGGTTCGTAACCTTAACGCGACGATAGTATTGGTTACGGTTGGCAGTGAATGTATCACCGTCAGTTGTGCCGTTCGACTGTGTTACGAATGGGTTAGCGATCATGCCATAACGTGTCTTGAAACCAATCTTTGGTTGGAAGCTGTTAGGATCGATAGCACGAACCATTTGTAGTGGAACGTATGGGCAATAGAAGAGACCAGCATCATATGCTGTAGCGCCCTTATAACCAACAACGTAGAACTGGCTAGCAGCGCCTGTGTTAGCTGAGTAAGGATCGATATAAACCTTCTTACCACTGATTGTACCAACAAAGGTGTTACCTGTGTCGTCCGACTCAAGTGAACCTGGACCCTTTAGAGCGAGACCGGTGTCAAGAACACCAGCCATAGATAGAGCAGCCGCAACATCTGACGAACAGATGATGAAGTTACCTTTACCACGACGGGTATCTTGTGCGATTACGTTAGCGTCACGTTCCATGTTGAACAGAAGACCCTTGAAACGCTCAACGCTCCAACGACCATTCGAGTCAACGTCAAGATCGAAAGTACCAGCTGTTGCAGTTGAAGCAGCACCTGTCTTAGCGACCTTGTAGATTGTGCGGATAACTTCGCGGTTGATTTCGTTCAGAATTTCTTGTGAAAGAATGTTCGAAAGTTCTGATTCAGCATCAAGACCGTGAATAGCCTTAAGATCCTGTGCCAGTTCAACTGTGTATTCTGCTTTAAGAGCGCGTGTCTTAGCAGTAACAGTTGTCTTTTCGATGCTGAATGCCATTTCACCAAAATCGGTTCCGCCAGATTCGCCAAGTTGCTCGGCATCAACTGTTGCAATACCAGTACCTGTGGTGTAGCTACCGTCAACTGGGTTCGAACCAGCGTGAGTACCAGCACCAGAGAAGTCTGTGTCGGCTTCGTTGAAGAGAGCTTCTGTGCCAGCTTGTGTGGTGTAGTTTGACTTCATTGCGAAGATCAAGCCAGTTGGGCCAGTCATTGGCTGAACGCCAGCAACGTCATACGCCATTAGGTTAGGAAGGGCGCGACGAACAAGCGAGATCAAGATTGGATCATACTTGTCGATGTTTGAAGCACCAGTACCACCGATGTTATTTGCCGGTGTTTCGAAAAGTGCCTCTTTTTCTTCGCGTAGGGCCTTTTCTTGGTTTTCAAGAACGACGGCTGTAACTGCGCGACGGTAGTTGTCTTTAATCGCGCCGAGTCCGCCGTGATTTAGAACAGGTTCCCACTTCTTTTGTAGTTGTTCTGAAAGAAACATGTAGTTTTCTCCTTGTGTGTCAATATCTTTTATTTATAAAAAAATTAGTTTTGAGCAGCAATCTTATCCAGTGCTTGGACATACTTACTGACTGTCGATTCGTCTAAGACTTCCACGCCTTCATCTTCTAGTTTGTCTTCCACGATAGTAGTTGACTTAGAAGCAGGGAAATAATTTTCCTTGATGACGTTTAACTTTTCTTCAAAGATGTCTGCGTTCTCGAATTCTACATCAGCTACCAACGACTTAAACTTTTCAGCATCGGTCTTTGCAAGGTCCTCAGAAACAACGGCGAAAACGCCATGCTTCAAAAGAGCTACATTGTTATTGTGCAGTTCTACATTTGCAGAAATTTGTTCGTCCAACTTAGCAGATACTTCTTCTAGTTGGGCTTGCATTTCACCAAGCACATCATATTTCTCTTCGGGAACATCAATATAATGTTCTGCGAACAGGTTTTTCATGCTGTTGATGAATGATTCCGCGATGTCGGTGCGAAGACCATTTTCAACAGCAAGTGCGTTGTCTTCAACCCACTTTTCAATTACATAACCAAGATAAGAATCGACCTTCTCGGTCAAGTCGGCCTTGAACTCTTCCATCAATTCAGCCGCTTCGGAGATTAGACTTTCTTCGATTTGCTGAATTTGATTGGCTACACGGGCAGTTACCATTGCTTCAAAGAGCGACGATGCTTTGCCACGGAATTCTTCTGATAGGTCTTCGTTACCATCAAAGAGAGTAGCAAGATCGGCAGTGAAATCTTCTTCAATCATTTCGCCATCTTCCTCTGTTTCTTCTTGATGAACATTACCCTTTGACGATGCCATGTTTACAACCGAAGTTGGGTCACTATGGGTCGTGAAGTTAGGTGCATTACCTGCGCCGCCCTGAGAAAGTGTAGCCTGGTTGCTGGAAACTGGAGCAGCTTCCTTGGCACCTGGATTATCAGTTTCTTCATCACGTTCGCTGGAAATTGGAGCATCCTGGGAATCACCTTGGCGAGGTTGTGTTTGATCGCCTGCAACCTTAGCTGGGATGGATGTATCCTTACCACCGGCAGCGCCTAGTTTGCCAGCAGCAGGTGCGTCTTCGGAAGAACCCTGCTTAGGGTTGGTTGCATCACCTGCAACCTTCTCATCTAGAACTTCCTCGGATAGTTGCTTCTTAGTTAGCAACTCTCTGATTTTGTTTTCTACACTCATTTGCGTCTCCTAAATGGATTTTTATATTCTATTTATAAAAATATTACTTTGAAGAAAGATGACGCAAGAAACGTTCAAAGACTTGAATCTTTGCTTCTTCGAGTTGTTTCTTACTTGCTTTCTTAATATACTTCTTGGACATATCGCAATGCTGTTCGGTCCAAACACCATTCACAACTACCCATTCTTTATTTTCCATGATGCCACGAACAAAGGCATCTGGTGCTGAGGGGTCAGCTACGATATCAGCCGCTGTCGCTAGATGAAAGTCATCTTGCACAACTTGAACACCGTCTCTGTTTTCCTTCAAAGTACCGAGGCCTCTTGACGAAACGCCAAGTTGACCGCCAGACTCAATTAGACCACGAGCGATATTGCCCATTGGTGTTTCTGTCAGCTTCGCTTTACCAACCCAGTTATCGCCATCTTGACGAAGTTCTGTAATGATATGCGATACTCTATCTAAATTGATTGATGGACCATCCGGATGTCCTAATTCACCGAAGGCTCTATTATTCTCTACTGCTTCCTTCATGTAACGATTGATTTCTTTACCCATGATTTCCGATGGATACATACGACCGTTACGATTTTTAATGTTGGACTGCAGGAAAACGCCCTCAATATAGAGTGCTTTCTTACCGTTCTTTTCTTCTGTGATATAACGAACTTGTTCGTTGACTTCGGTAATAAGTTTCATTAGCCTAGGTCTCCTTGATTTTGATGTTGTTGTGAACCATAACCGGAAACCTTAGCAAGTTCTAGAACTACTGCGCCAGTACCTGAGGAAAAATCTACAACAATATCTGAACCGTTTTCTTCGTTATCCGACCATCCCATAAATTCCATCTTACCCGAACCGGAAAGATAATATAGAACTTCGCTGTCTCTAGTAATAGTAGCAGTAGAGCCTACTGACAACGCCCAGTGAAGTGTGCGAATGTTCACTCTAGGTGAAGACTGTGTTTCAGATGACTTCTTTAGGTCAGTAGCAAGGGCAATAGTGGCGTTCCCAGTCCCGCGCACTTTGACCACGCCGTGAACTTGTGTTAACTTTAGTACCGTTTTCGTTGCCATTTACTATTCCCTTTACTTGTTAGCCGACATGCTGTGTCGAATGCGTGACGTCCGCACGATGCACATCCATACCAGCTGTACCTTTTTTCGTTTTCCAATGAGCGGCCGCATTCTTAGCAGCCTCATATGTAGAACCCGCATGAGTCTCAAACTTACCATGCTTGGCGTGAACCACGATGAATGGCTTTAAATCAGAAGACTCTTCAACTTTCTTCTTCGAACGAAGAAGTTTAAAATCGTGGCCGTCAACTTTACCATTCTTATTAGCGTCAATCTTATGTTGATCACCCTTTAGTTCTTCCGACTTTAGAGCAGACTGCATCTCTTGCTTTGACTTCCTGTGTTTGGCTTTGAAACCTTTATCGTCCATGGAGTTAATGTCCATGGCAATCTCTTTCATACGACCTTCGTCAAGTTCAACTTCTTCACCATACATTTTATCAAGAGCGCGGTTGACACCGATCTTGCGATTCTGCATTTTCTTTAGTTGACCGTCATACCCCATCTTAGGTTTACGAGCATCAAAGTCGGCTGCGGCTTTCTTTGTGTAAGAACCCATAGTTGAATTGGAAAGCTCTTCTAGTTCTTCGACTTCTTCGTTTGCCAGTTTCTTGACAACATACTTGCCGCCGGCTTGGTCGATAGAATTGCCACGCTTGGCATGAGCATCTGCCTTTACCTTATCACTAAAGATTGAAGAACTATTGACATGCTCGCCCTTCTTGTTATAATAGTGAACCTGAAACTTTTCATCAAGTTCGACTTCTTCGTTTGACAACTTAGCAGCAATCGCCATCTGGCGGCGCTTTTCGTCCGACTTGCCCTTGAATTGAGGAGCATCGGAGTCCTGGAAGTCCTTGATGACATCACCCATCTTGGCTTTCGCCATGTTGATGCGCTCTTGAAGTTGCTTATAGGTCTTCATCGGTGTCCTCTATTTCTTCTAAATCGCCATGGTCATTTTCGTCGGTGATTTCGTAGTGATCGAAATCTTCAACATCATTATCTTCTGGCGTGTCGTTATAAATTCCGGCTGCCATATCTTGTCGCATTTGATCTAACTGTTCGCCTGCTTTAAGGTCCATAATATCATTAAAAACTTGTTCAGCATCTGCAAAGGTGCCGCTTTCAATGTTATTTATTAAGTCACTAATGTTACTGTTGTCCATCATCTTGTCCTTGATTTTGCTGTTGAACCTCTGCTGGAGGTTCGCCTTCTAGTGGTGAATAGTCGGGCGGCGAAACTTCAGGAGGACTTGCATCATTTTGCTTCTTAATCTCTTCAATTTCGTCGTCTGACAATTTAAGAATTTTATCTTGAACATATTCTTTACTATACATTGTGCCGATAAACGGTGCAACACCTTGAAGAATTTCAACTCTAGATTGTAGAATTTGTTGTTCTTTGGATTCTGTATAGAAAGCATCTGTTGCAAAAACATACTTGATAT